CGTCTATGCAATGTGTGATGATGGAGTTAACGTCTACTGGATTACTTTGATTGATGATGCTGGTACAGACAAGACTGCTATGTATAAGCGTCCTATTGATTCATCCACAGCAGCAGTTGAGATGTTTAAGACTACATCTATAGTAGTTACTGACGCCTGTATGGAGTTTACCAAAGAGCGTATCGTGGCAACAATCAATAATAAAGTATTTGAAATTTCAACCACTGCTACAGTTCTACCTACTGCTGTTTATACCCACCCAGTAGATGACTTTAACTATACAAGCATTACCTCATCAGGTGCTGCTATCTATGTAGCAGGATTTTCTGGAACTCAGTCCAATATCCAGAAGTTTACCCTTACCACTGCTGGAGCTATGCCTACCCTGAGTAGCGCTATCACCGCTGCTGAAATGCCTAGCGGAGAACTGATATACAAGATTTACTATTATCTTGGTTATATGCTTATTGGCACAACTAAAGGCGTGCGTGTAGCAGCAGTATCAGATGATGGCTCATTGGCCTATGGCCCACTTAACTTTGAATCAGAACAACCAGTCTATGACTTTGCTGCCCGCGATAGATATGTCTGGTGTGCAACCAATGTAGACGGCGAGGCTGGAGTTACTCGTATTGACTTAGGAAGTCCCATTGGAACCCTTATATTTCCTTATGCCTGGGATAGTTACTATTCCAATGGCGCTGGTAGATACACCACAGCCTGCGCTTTCATTAACGGTACAGATCGTATAGCTTTCTGTACAAACTATAAAGCAACCAATGGTCGTTTATATATTGAATCAGCTACAAGACTTGTTGCATCTGGCTATATCCAGACAGGTTATATCCGCTATAACACATTAGAAAATAAAATATTCAAGTTCTTACAACCTCGTTTTGATGCTACAAATGGTGGACTTGCTATTGACTCAATCGCAGAAGATGGAACCGAGTATGCTATTGGCTCCTTTGTGCAGGGAGCTACAGTAGGAGAAGTAGGCGTTCCTTATCCAGTAGGTGCTCACGAATATCTAGGCTTTAAGTTCACATTCACTCGTGATGATACTGACAACACAAAAGGCCCACTATTCACTGGCTATCAAGTCAAGGCTTTACCTGCTGTACCGCGTCAGCGCCTGATTCAATACCCATTATTCTGCTATGACCACGAGCGAGATAAGTTCGGAGTTGAAGCGGGATATGACGGTGCTGCCTACAGCCGTATGGTCGCACTTGAATCTATTGAGAATCAAGGAGATACAGTTCGCGTTGAAGACTTTAGAACTGGAGAAGTATATGTAGGTCTCATTGAAGAGATGGACTTTATCAACCGCACACCAAGTGATAAGCGTTTCTCTGGTTTCGGAGGAATGTTAATGGTCACTATCAGATCAATCTAAACTATAAGGATATAAAATGACACCTGCTGATTGGGCTGGCTTAGCCGTAGCCGTATTTACTTTAGTTGCTGGGTTTGCCACAGCAGTACGTTGGCTAGTTAAACATTACTTATACGAGCTACGTCCTAACGGAGGTTCAAGTCTGAAGGATAAGGTCAATTTACTTGAAGAAAAGGTAGAGATACTTACCGATTTAGTTAAGGAAGCATTGAGGAAATGAATGAAAAAACTTGTAAAGAGTGCAACACCTGCAGCGATTGCCGTTCTAAAGCAGGCAACTGCGCTTGCTCCGAAACGAAAGAAAGCATCGGATGGACTGCTCCCAAGCAAGGCTCATTTAGCAGCAAATCCTAACTCTGATCATAATACTGGTCTAGCAGTGGACCTAACGCACGACCCTAAGAATGGGATTGACTGTAAGAAAATATACGAAGCGCTTAAAAAAGATAAGCGTGTTAAGTATTTAATTTTTAGTAGAAAGATATGGCAACGTGGAGTCGGAGAAAAAAGATACACTGGGAGTAATCCTCACAGTAATCACCTACATATCTCTATTCGTCCTGCTTACGCTAATGACGTTTCTCCTTGGTTCACCTTCCTAAAGAAGGAAGTCAAGAAGAAACCAGCACTGGTCTGCACCTGCAAGACCTGTCCTGTTCATAAGAAAGGTAAATAATGAAAAAAATAGTAAAGAAGTTAAAGAGCAAAGAGTTCAAGGCTGCGTTCAAGTCTTATCTCCGCGCTGTCCTAGCATCGGCTGCAACTATGGCTATCGCTCTAGCAACTGACCTTGCTCCAGAGTATGCCATCCTTATCGGCGGTCTTACTGCTCCTATCGTTAAGTGGGCAGATAGAACTGAGGCAGAGTTTGGTTTGAAGTTTGACGAGGCTGCAGATAAGTAGTTTCTAGAGACACTGCGAGGAAAAGCCCTCATCCCTAACGGGGTGGGGGCCTCTTTTTTTATGCCCAAAACCTACCAATAGTATGAGATTTGCTGGGCTAAACCTACCTCTAGAGTGAGGTTTTAAGGGCCTTAGCAGGCTATTAGAGAGGTTTACAGGGCTTTATTGGGATCATCTACAGGGCAGGGAACCTTTACTAGGTTGCCACAGTTAGCACAGCTTCCATCTAAACCCCACCAAGCTATCTCATAATCTTGAAACTGAGCAAAGATATTAAAGACTGTAGAGCCACAACAGCAGGCGTGGACTGGTCCTAGATTTCTAAGGTTAGCTGCCTGTATTGGTGGCAGAGGAGTGCTATATTTCAGCAGCCGAAGTAGACGGAACAACATTGAGTTCACGGCTCCTTCCTGATGTCAGTCGCCTCTCGCCGCCTCTAGGCGGCTCGGAACGCTGTTACTGTTTATTCGCTCCGCTCATATTTTAATGACAAGGTGTGTCGTTACTGGCACGACACGCCGTAGGAAGGTATATTTCTCTGCTATGACGGGAAGAATATGTAAGGACTGCCAAGTCTTCCATACCTCCGATATGTTTTACAAACATTCTGAAGGTAAAAATGGCCTTCACCCGCGATGTAAAGACTGCCATAATGCCAAGGTCCGTAAAGATTACGACCCTAAAAAGAAGAAAAACTTTCATCTAAAATATCTATACGGTATAACTTTAGATGAATATGAGAGAAAACTCCAAGATCAAGGTGGGTCTTGCGGTATATGTAAGACTAACCTTCCTGGAGGAAATGGTAAGCATTTTTATGTAGACCATAATCATAGCACCAATCAAGTACGGGGTCTTCTCTGTCATAACTGTAACTATATAATAGGCTACTCTAAAGAAAATACCGATACACTAAGAGCAGTAATAAAATATATTGATAAATGGGGTGATGAGTCATAACAACGTTGGTAGGAATACAAATAGAAGGCTTAGTGATACTGGCTGCTGATAGCCAGATTACTGAAGATAACTTACGGACTATAAGTAGTACTACACCAAAGATTATTAGTGTTGGTAAATACTTACTGGGACTGGTAGGTGATTCCAGACCTGGTGACATTCTCGCCTATAACTGGAGCCCGCCACCTTACAAGGGAGCTGATCCCGTGGCTTGGATGGGTAAGAAGGTTATGCCATCCATACTTAAAGCATTCAAAGAGAACGGATATGAACCTTATGAAGCAGCGAAAGATAAAGAATCAGGGTTTGACTACCTTGTATCGTTTGATGGGAACCTATTCCATATTGCGACAGACCTCTCGTTCATCCAGTCGGATACAGGCATTTATGGAATCGGTAGTGGTGGTGCTTATGCTCTCGGTTATCTTTATGATCGTGTGGGTCGTCTCACTTTGGGTAATGTAGAGCGACACGCCATACGCGCCGTTGAAATAGCCAGCATCCTTGACATCAATACCTGCCCTCCGATTCAATCGGTTACTCAAGGGAGGTTATTATGAATCAGAAGTGGGATATACATTTGACTCGTGGCAGCTTAGGTAACTGGGGTTTAGGTCTTGATTACTACAGACAATACGATGATATGCCTGTGCAATTATTGGCTAGGATATTTGTAATCAATCTGATATTCTTCCGTATTACAATAACTAGATGGGAAGATTTTAAGTGGATATAAAAGATTTATTAGTTAAAGCTCTCTATGAGAAAGAGAACTCTCGTGGCAGGTCAATACAAACAGAGATAGGTCCATCAGAATTAGGTGGCTGTCGCCGTAAGGTCTGGTATAAATTAAACAGTCAACCAAAGACTAATGGCGGAGAGTTAAAGCTCGCTGCAATTATGGGAACTGCTATCCACGACACCATTGAAAAGGCTTTGTCAAACAATAACGAAGTTATGCTTGAGCAGACTGTTGAGCATAATGGGATGAAGGCCCACGTAGATCTCTACATTCCTGGGACAGGCGATGTAGTGGATTGGAAGACAGTGAAGTTGAAGAACCTCACTTACTTTCCAAGTCAGCAACAACGCTGGCAAATCCAGACTTACGGATACCTGATAGAACAAAGTGGCTTGGGGAAGGTTACTAATGTTCATCTGGTAGCAATACCGCGAGACGGTGACGAGCGCGATGTCAAGGTCCATACGGAGAAGTATGACCCTGCTGTCGCGCTTGAAGCCTTATCTTGGTTAGAGGCTATCAAGACAAGTGAGGTTGCTCCTGAACCTGAAAAGGATGAGAGCTACTGCAAGTTCTATTGTAAATACTTTGACGCATCTGGTGAGATTGGATGCGTTGGTCTAAAAAAAGAACATACAAAGACTGAACTACCACTCATTGAATCTGATGAGGCAAGTAATCAGGCTTTGGAATTTCTACAGATAGATAATAAGATAAAAGAATTGACAGCTCAGAAGGATGCTATTAAAGAAGCACTGACTGGTGTTGTCGGGGTTACAGCTACAGGCGTTGAAGTTAGATGGACAGAGGTAGCTGGACCTAAGCAAGTAGATAAAGATAAAGTCCAAGAGATACTTGGATTCGTACCAACTATAAAAGGCAAGGATAGTCTGCGCCTTTCAATCAAACATAATGGAGGTAAGTAAATGGCTGCACCAGAATCAACAAAGTTCCAGGTGAATTTCAAGACACCAGATGGAACTCTTATCAATCTTTACGCTACATCTAAGGAGGAATTGGAGTCGTTGCTAACAGCAGCGTCTGACTTTTCAGCACTTATTGTTAGCACAAGTCAAGCGTATGGAAGCTCTGCACCTACTGCTCCCGTTCAGCGTAGTCAGTTCAACGCATTAGACGATAGAGTAAATCCACCAGTATCTACTGGCGGAGAAGAAACAGTTACCGATGAATGGGGTAATGTTTTTGTATACAACCATCCAAATGCACCAGAGTGTGCTCGTGGAAAGATGGTTCTAAAACACGGTAAAGCTCAGGCAACTGGCAAGCCATACAAGGGTTGGTTTGATCCTGCTGCTGGTCCTAAGTGGACTGGTGCTAAGGTTCCAAAGGACCAACAAGCGGCAACGATTTGGGCGTAACACAATGCGAGAGCCGCGTGAATACGAGGCTCCGCTATGTGCACAAGTCGGAGGAGACCATTGGTTCCCAGAGGTTACTGGAACAGACAGTAGTTCTCGTTACCATACAAGTTTTGCGAAAACTATCTGCGGAAGATGTGTCCACCAAACCGAATGCGCTGAATGGGGTATACAGAACGAAAGATTTGGTATCTGGGGTGGCCTTAGCGCCGTTGAATTAAAGACTGCTAGAAGAAAAAGAAATGTAATACTGCCAAAGGAGGGGCGTAGTGCTTAGATTAGATAGAGCTTGGAAGTCTTCTCGTACTACAGCACAACCCCTACCTACGGTATGGAAAGATCTAGAGAAGAAAGATATAAAGTTTAGACGAGGCCAAGTATGTATGGTCGCTGCTGCGCCCAATGCTGGTAAGTCTATGTTCGCTCTGGTCTATACCATTCAGGCAAAGGTTCCTACTCTATTCTTCTCAGCAGATACTGATACCGCTACAGTAATGATGCGAGCATCTGCACATACAGCAGGTCATACTCAGCAGACAGTTGAGAAAATGATTACTGAAAATCCTCGCTACTATGATAAGTACTTGGAGAGTATGTCGCATATACAATGGGTCTTTGATTCCAGTCCTAATCTTGATGATATAGAAATGGAAATCAAGGCTTACATTGAACTCTATGGGGTGGCTCCAGAGCTGATCGTCATAGATAACCTAATGAATGTTGTTGCTGAATCTGATAATGAATGGGCAGGACTGCGCCAGATTATGGTTGAACTACACGATATGTCTAGGAAGACTGAAGCCTGTGTGCTAGTGCTACATCACGTATCAGAACAGAGTGAGTATGGTAATCCAACTGAACCTTCAGCTCGCCGTGCTATTCACGGCAAGGTGAGTCAGTTACCTGCGATGATACTTACTCTTGGCTATAGCCCAATAGAAAATACTTTGAGGGTTGCACCAGTAAAGAATCGTTTCGGAAAGCATCAAGCAGATGGCAAGGATTATGTAGGACTCTTTGTAAACTTTGCTACCTGCCAGATATCTGACTCTGATTCTTATGGCAGAGCAATCCGTAATTCCAATGTGAGCTCCTATGTCTAGTTACAACAAGGCTAAGGGTTCTAAGTTTGAGACAGATGTGATGAAGTATCTACGCAAACTAGGACACTTTGCTGAAAGACTTGCTAAGGCAGGAGCCAATGATGAAGGTGATATCGTCACCATAATCGCAGGTCAGACCTATATTCTGGAGTGTAAGAATAGAAAGTCATTAGATCTTCCGCAGTTCTGGGCTGAAGCCCAAGCTGAGGCAGCCAACTATGCGAAGGCGCGGGGGCTTGTGGTTGAGCCTCCAGCCTTCGTCATAGTGAAAAGGCGTAGAGGTAGCATAGAAGATGCTTGGGTAATACAGAACCTAGAGAAATGGATAGAAAATGCCAGTACCACAAGGACAAATAACCAGTAGCCAGATATTTACTACACCAGAAGTTAAAGAAGAACCGAAGGTGGAAGAAGTAGTGGCAGAAGAGAAGCCTAAAAAGAAATGATGTGTTCAGACTGCAAGGTGGCTGGTGAGTTTAACTCACAAGGCCAGTACGATAAGGCAGAAGAGATGCACGGATACTGTAAAGGAGACTGCGCTTGCCATCACAAGACTGGTCCAGGGTGGTTCGTAAGAAAAGGTCAAAAGGCGACTCTGATGCAAACACAGTCTCCATAGCAGATGTCGTCAGACATTTCGGGGGAGAAGTAAAAGAAGGTCGCAACATATCTGTTCGTTGTTGTATGCACGATGATGCTCGTAAGAGCGCAGTCATTGATACCTATAACAACTTGTATTTCTGTCATACCTGTGGCAAGGGTGGCAACGCTGTTAATGTAATTATGGAACTAGAGAATGTGGGGTTCAAAGATGCTCTCGCAAGGGCAGGCGAAATTATTGGAGGAAGCGGCTCACCATTACGCACAGGAGATAAGTCCAGACGCTCTGCAATATCTAGAAGGACGTGGAATATCTGAGGAGATAGCAGCTAGGTATCGTCTTGGTTCTATTGTAGATCCGATAGAGGGACACCAAGGATATGAAGGCTGGATATCTATACCTTACTTCACTGCTTTAGATATCTGTGTTGGCTTTAAGTTTAGAAGACTTGATGATGGTAAGCCTAAGTATGGTGCGCCTATTGGTCAGAAGTCACACCTGTTTAATGTCATTGCAACTATGTCTAATACCAGCAAGGTAGTTGTATGTGAAGGCGAGTTTGATGCGATAGTTATGGAGGCTAACTGCCAAGTGCCAGCAGTTGGAGTGCCTGGTGTTGCTGCTTGGAAGCCTTATTATTCAAAGTTATTCAATGGTTTTGATATGGTTTATGTAATCGGAGACAATGATGTGAAGGAAGATGGAACTAATCCTGGAGCCGAGTTCTCTAGGCGTGTCGCAGGCGAGCTAATGAACGCACAAATAGTACAATTACCACCAGGTATGGACATAACAGACTTCTATCTGGTGAATGGACAAGAAGCAACAGCCAACCTAGTAGGAGGAGTATAGTGAGTGACTACAAAGAAGGAATTGACGCAGATGGCAGAGTATCTGAAGGAATTGGGGATGGTAATAGTTTCCATAGACTTCAAGAATGGTACGATTACAGTCAAGCCGATTCCGACAAGAGATTAGACGCGGAGTTCGTAGCTAATGTCTGGAGAGTTCTAGATGGGGCAGGCAATCTCCTCATCCGTAAACATAAAGATTACGGGCCAAAGAATATTGCTCACAGTCCAGGTGGAGCACTCAACGGACTGCGAGTACGGATGCACGATAAAATTGCCAGGATCAATCATCTCGTTGATTCACGAGTTGCACCAAGCAACGAATCCTTACGAGATTCCTTCATAGATTTACTGAACTATTCTGCTATTGCAATTCTAGTCCTTGATAATAAGTGGCCTGAAATACCAGAGGAGAAATAATGAAACCATTTAAGATAAGACGAGTAGCCAGAGAGATATATCCATACGATGTCTATGATATTATCGAACTATACAAGGCTAAAATTATTGACCTTAACGAAGCGCGATACCTTGCTGCTGAGTGTATGAAAACCAGTATGTTCTTTGAGAAAAAGAGTAATGACTAACATTCATCCAGCTATCCTTGATATAGCTCCTAGCGTAGCCAATACTATCTGTCGTAGGTTTCGTAACTATGTAGATAGAGATGATGTAAAGCAGGAGTGCTACGCCTGGTATCTAACTAGAGTAGAACATCTAGATGGACTATTAACTGAAACTAATCCTATCAAAAAGGTAATCAACGAGAAGCGTATCGCTTGGCAGATGAAGCGCCACGCTGAGCGCTATGCTCGTAAAGAGAAGGCAGCTAGAGCAGGCTATCGTATAGGCGATGAAGCCTTCTATGACACTGCAACCATTGCTCAACTACTGCCTCACGTCATCGCCTCAGTAATAGATAATACAGTCTTAGAACAGGCACAGAACCTCATTAACGATGGTCAGCCACGTAAGCAGTCAGCTCCAGCAGAAGGTGGCAACCTACTTGCTACCCTGATAGATATAAAGAAGGCTTATCTAAAGCTAGAGATAACAGATAAAGATATTCTTATCAAGAGATACCACGAGAGCCTTACCCTTGAGGCTTTGGCAGAGTATCTAGGTTGCGCTGTATCTACTGCTGATCGTAGATGTCAGAGCTCTCTGCGTAAGCTACAGAACAATGTGGGTGGGGAGAGTCCATACC